AACCTAGATCCTCATCATATATTCCTTTGAACTGCACTCCCAATAACTTGCCAAGGTTTTTAAAATGAGAGTCTGTCATAACTTCATCTCTTCTTATTCCTAGTTGCTTGAATGCCATTGAGTGTAATGTTCTAAAATATGGAAACCTGTCTTCATCAAGATTAAACTTTGCCATGGCTCTCTCTATTGCTTCATTTGCAGCTTTACGAGTGAATGCAAGATATGCAATCCTCTCTGGTTTAACACCACGACTCAAAGCAGTCTCAACTATATTTAAGAGTGCTGTTGTCTTCCCAGTTCCTGGTGGTCCATATATTATTTCAACCTGTCTCAAAAATCCTCCACAACTGTTGATGGCACATCAAGTTCTTCATCATCATAAAACTCTGGTGCAGGCACTGACCAAACTTTCACTGGCTTGGATTTTATCCTGAATGTTTTTCTATCACCTTCCAAAGTTCTTAGCCAAGACCAAACTTGATGCTGGGATGGATATCTAAATCTTCTTGACTCAAGGAATATAAAAAGATCCTCAGATCTAAAATAAACTTTGTTCTCATCAGAGTCATGCCATGGCTTACCATTCATGATCTCATCCTTTTGTCTGGCTTGGACTTTACCTGTTAAGAATGAATCAAGGATCTTTTCAAACTGACCTTGTGGACTTGCATCATCTGGATCTTGTATGACTTCAACTGTTGTCAATAGTTCATTGACTCTTGTTTCCCATTTTGCTGCAGGCATTGTGCTTGGACATTTATTTAACTTTTCAACACATAGCTTTTGTAATTGTCTTTGATCAAGTAACTGTTGTGTTGTTACTTCTATTCTTTCTCCCTGCACTTCAATGTACCATCTCACTGATGACCTGTTCTCAGTTTCATATTTAGTGATGGCATCTATCTCTATTGTTGCACCACCACCAATGCCACCAATGCCATAGTCTCTTTTGATGCATTTGGATCGTTCACAGTAATTACATATTGGTGGTTGTTTGCAGGTGTATGCATAATCTTTTTTTAAAACTGCTTTTATCAATCCATTTATCTCTGTTGCTGGCAATGGTTCACCAACATGTTCATAATTAAACTTCATCAGATCCTCTTGCCAGTCGTCTGGATTCTTTTTTCTAAAGTAAACACCAACATTAAATAATGAACTGTTGCGACCACCTTCAGGGAATCCCATTGTCATTATGTGCTGCAGACATGGTGGACCATCTTTGAAGTGATCAACTAATTTAAAGCTGGACTTCATTAGTTCATCGTGTGTGGCTGTCTTCTCTTCAGCTAACTTTACAAACTGCATCAAACTTAACTTCTTGCCATTGCTGATTGCATATCTTTCAGTGTTGTCACCATCCCAATAACAAAGGTTGATCCAGTTTCCTCTATCTCTATCATTGGCACGAGAGATCTGCTTGGGGAAGATCTCAGCACCACCATAACCTAAATGTGCTGCATACTCATTCAATTTGTTTACCATATCAACTGCAGCAATCTCTGGATCTGCAAATAAATATAAGTGAGCACCACCAGACTTACTTCTGCAAAGTATCAGTGGAGTGTTTCTTATTTTCTTTTCAAGACTCTCAAGACTTTCATTCAGCTTACCACTGCCACGGATATCTATATCAATCACACCAAAGTTACATGAGTTGTTTTTCTTTAACATGATGACACCTAATATATATTCGCCACCACTTAAATGTTCTTTAAAATTTTCTATTGTTGCTGGCTCACTTATTGTTAATGCTCTGCCAGACTTCTTGCCATCTGCCTCTGTTGTCTGAACACGATATTGCCCATGGGCAAATTCATATCCTCTAAACAGATTCATAAATCTTTCTTCTATCGCCATCTCATCCTCATAATTAAGCTGTGGGGAAGTTACTCCCCACAACATCTACTCTTTAAAAATTAAGGCAAAATTTTATTTGGAGTAGAATTAGAAATCATCATTGGCATCTTGCGAATCATCTGCAGATACTTTGACATCACCATCTTTGACTTTGTTTCTAAAGTTTCTTGCCTCAAGATAGATATCTTTTCCTGTCGGAAGATTGGCCAGTATCCCACCTGATTTTGCATCAAAGCACATTTCAACTTCCCAGTTCATCCATGAGCCATCGTCATTACTCTCTGGCACTGATGTTAACCTGTAAGCAGTCCAGAACATTGCTGGATTGATTGTACCAGTTCCATTGGGATGAGGTATCTGTAAACGATTGATCATTGAGTTCCATCTTTTACTTTTCTTTAAACCAGATGATGACATTGATATAAGTGCTGGCGAATACACTCCATCATCATCAACTACAAATACAAAGTATTCATTTGTTCTGACAATCTCATTACCATTAGGCAGAAACAACTTGCCTTTTTCATTTGCTTTGCATTCTGAGGTATCATAGTTTGGTCCACGATCTCCGACCAATCCACCTCTGTCTGGTTTCCATTCAATGTAAGTTCCTCTGTAAGTTACAGGAACAACCATAATGCCTTTCTCACCATCATAGACTTGACGAGAAACATTATCAAAGATATGTCCTGGCTCAGCACCATCAACATATGCTCCATCTCTTTTTTTAACTTGAGGAGATCCATCTTGTAATATCCTCAGTCTTGGTATCATCATGTCATCATTAGACATGTTGTGTCCTGCTTCAGCATCCTCAAGCAGCAAGTTAATGTCAACGATTTCAGCTGACTCTTTTTTCTTTATTTGATTTGCCATGTTTATCTCCTTATCTTGGCTTTGCGACCTTCAAACAATTTAAAGGTATCTCTGGGAACATTTGCACCACTCTCAATCTTTTCTTTTAAAAATGAATTAAGTGTGGCTGGATGGACTCCCACTGCTCTTCTGTAATGTATAGATCTGTCCTGTAACTCTTTTGTAAAGTCATTACATAGTTGATCTTCATCACGACCGAATTGAACCTCAACATTGCTCTTGATTAAATCCGAACCACCATTGGCTCTGAGCCAATCAAAGCATTGTTCTTGACGCATCTCTTTCTCCATCTTGTCCTCACCTTTTGCTCTTAGTATAGAACTTGCTGATGGTATTGAACCACTGAGCACATCATCAACTAATACTTTGGCTCCATTGTTTAAAGTAAAGTTTTTAATGTTTAGTTCTTGCATAAGGTCAGGAAGATCTTGAGTAGCCAATTTATCGAGATCCTGCTTCTTTTGTTTCAATGACAGTTCCATATTCATAATCTCTTCTTGGAGATCATACATCTGTTGTGCCATATCAGAAATTGCACCTAGTTCATTTGATGCAGGTGCTACATCATCAAGCAGATTTATTTCACTCATACTTTTTCCTTTCTTAAATTTAAAGCAACAGGCATGTACCAACCTTGTCTTCTATCCCTGTCACCTCTATCTAAATTGCGTTCCCATCTAAGGACACGCACCACTGGAGAGAACTCACTAGCAATCATGCATACTATCATCACTGCTATTGGGTCTCCTCCTCCTGGCCAAAGAATGTAGTCCTCTGGCGAGAAGTCTCTCATAATCTTTCTTGCTTTCATTATCATTGGAGATGGAACAAACTGAGGATTATCATCAGGCTCAAAGACTACTTCAATTGAACCATAGCGAGATGCATCACTCAAGTCAGGTGTCCATCCAAATTTATTTCTTATTGGTCTGTTTACTACAAATACTTTAGGCATTGTTTAACTCTATTAATTTATCAAACTCTTCCCACATCTTGCCTTTCTTGCCAAAGCTATCAAAGAACCTTTGTAAAGAGTTTATATAACCTTGACCAAGCAAGAAGAAGTTTTGAATTGTTATTGTTGGATCATGGCTGAGTGCTATCTCATTATCTTTTCTGAATGACATCCAGCTTTTTATTTGTTTTGGTTTTATTGTTCCCATGTGGCAACAATTACCTAATTTATTTAATGAGTGTTCAGCCATCATAGGATAAGCTGGAGATCTTATCTTCCAATACAAAGTTTTATCTTCTAAACTTTTATCCTGTAAAAACTTTAATTCTTTATCCTTCCATTTACATTGAGCGAGATAATCTTCGTCAGCAACTAAATTGTCCTGGACATCCACTTCGATGATTACAGGATCAGTGTTGGTGAGGTATGCTGATTTGATTGCAAAGAATATTGCATATGACCTTGTCAGATAAACTCTGTCAGGTGCTGATGGGAAGTCTTCCCAGTTGGATGGATTAGTTCCTCTTGGTTGTAATCCTCTTCTTAATATTGAATCAAGGTGCTTTTTACTTGTGCCATGAAACAATCTGATATCTGTATTCATAAATGGTTTCCTTTCTCAAATGGATTTATAGTATCTTATATTATTCTAAAATAGTAAATAAGAAAAGTATATATAAGGAGAGAAATCAGAAAAAATATTTCTTTGTAAAAATTTAGAGAAGTCTGGTAACACTGGTTACATTGGCAGAAAAGTTTATTGTTTACAATAAGTTACAGGTCGACCCCAATGTCAAAAGTTAATGGTTTCGTTAACCAGTCTCTGGGGTCTTTTGATATTTTTTAACTTTTTACTTTACTTTTCTGCCATCTTATGCGATACTATACATAGCTGAGAAAGGAAATTTATTTATGTTTAAAAATTATTTAATTAAATTTAATATTGATGTTACTGTAAATGGTGACATTAAAAAGTGGTTTGAGGAAGCAAAGTTTGTTGGAACTGCTCTTTATAAAAATGTTTTAGTTGGAGTGATTCACGATGCTGATGCTTATAGATTTCACAATGAGCAGGATGCCATCGACTTCCTTGAGACCTTAGATCCAAATGATGTTAGTGATGTTTCTTATTTAAATAAACAAGGTTTTGAAAAGGTTGAGCCACAGTTTGTTATTCATCCTGTAATTTATAAATATGCAAATTTACATATGTATACTGATATTCAACCATATGAGATTGTTAGAATAGCATCTGCTAAAACTATGTATGTTCGTCCTATGATTGCTATGCAAGGTGAGTGGAAAAAGAAAGTTGCTCCTGGAGGTTTTTGTGGTCATGTCGTTAATCAAAATGATCAGAAATGGTCTATTGTTTCAGACCAATCTGCAGATGCGATTGCCATTAGAAAACAAAAAGATGGATCTTGGAAATCAAAAAATGGTCGTCACATTCTGTCATGTAATCCTAGAAAGTTTTATGATTATAATTTTTAGTAAGTTATAATAAATCATTACGCATTAAAATCCTCATAATAAGTAATAAAGCAGAGCCAGATTAATTTCTGGCTTTTCTTTTTTGTAAAAATAAGTATATAATTGTTTGACACTTAATTTTTAAAAATATTAGTAAAATTAACATTTTGACATGAAAAAACGCCAATCAGAGAAAAATACACCAAAAATGCAGGTGCAGAGACCTGTCAAAGATGGTCCACCTATAAAAACTGAGGCATGGGATGGCAGATTTAAATCAGTTGAACCTATGAAGTATCAAAAACCTGCGAGAGATAAACCTTATAAGTGGAATCACAATGCAACTATCAACTGGATAATGGGACAAGCAGATCCTGTCGGATTTTTAACACAAGTTATGCAAGGGAAAGAAATATTTCCTGTTTACAAAAACGATGATGGTGGAATGATGACAGTTGGTAAAGTTTCTGCAGATCCAGAACTTAGAGTCATGGCTGCAAAGACATTGCTTGGTAAATGTGTGCCAGATTTGAAAGCTGTTGAAGTTACAGCACAAGTTGAAGAAAAGAAAGTATTAGATATATCGAGGTTATCAGATGGAGATCTCAACACAATTGAAAGAGTCCTTGAACATGCTGTCATTGAATCAAGTGAGAGCAGAGAAGATGAAGAGGTCATTAAAAGAGTTCACCAAGAATAGTTGGCCAATAATTGAACCTTCAAGAGACTTTTATGACAACTGGCATATAGATGCTATCAGTGAGCATCTGCAAGCTGTTGTTCATGGCGATATAAAAAGACTGATTATAAATGTGCCACCGAGACACATGAAGTCAATATCTGTTGCTGTGGCTCTGCCAGCATGGACATGGACAGTCGATCCAACAAGAAAATTTTTATTTGCATCATATGCATTGACATTATCAATCAGAGACTCTGTCAAGTGCAGAAGATTAATTGACAGTCCATGGTATAAACAACACTTTGGAAATATCTATGGTTTGACGACAGATCAAAATCAAAAGCAAAGGTTTGAGAATGACAAGACAGGTATTCGCATTGCAACTTCTGTCGATGGTGCTTTGACTGGTGAAGGTGGTGACATTATTGTTATTGACGATCCTCACAATGTGCGTGAGGCAGAATCCAATACAGTCAGACAAGGTGTTCTTGAATGGTGGGATCAATCTATGCAGACAAGACTTAACGACCCAAAGAATGGTGCATTTGTAATTATAATGCAAAGAGTTCATGAGAATGACTTAACTGGCCACATACTTGCGAACGAATATGAGGACTGGGATCACTTATGCCTGCCTGCAAGATATGAGCATGACCATCCGACACCTCTCAAGTCTACTCTGTCATTTGAAGATCCAAGAGAGGAAGATGGCGAGTTACTTTGGCCAGAACGCATTGATGAGAGAACACTAAATACACTTGAGCAATCACTTGGGTCATATGCCAGTGCTGGTCAGTTGCAACAAAGACCAATGCCAAAAGGTGGTGGCATACTAAAAGCTGAATGGTGGCAACCATGGGAAGAACCAAATCTGCCAAACATTGAATATGTGCTGCAGTCCTATGACACAGCTT